TAGTAACGATGCTTAATCGGAGTTAATTAATGGCTACTAAAAAAATATCAGAACTAGATGCTAAGACATCTTTAGCCGGTACCGAAGAACTTCTCATCAATGATGGTGGTACCTCTAAAAAAACTACTGCTGCTAATTTAGTAGCATCTTCCCTAGATGGCGCAGTCGTTATCAACGAATCCGGTGCAGATGTCGATTTCCGTATTGAGTCGGATACCAATGCCAATGCGTTTTTCTTGGATGCAGGCAATAGTCGAGTTGGGATTGGAACCAGCAGTCCTTCTTCTTTGCTACATTTAAGTTCTAATGGATCAACTATCACAATACAAGATACTAATGGGAGTGGTGGCACACACAATATAAGAAGTACAGGGAGTAATGGACAATCTTTACAGATTGATGGTGCTTCTGATATTTATTTGAATGGCAATAATTTAATATTTAGGTCAGCTAGTGAAAGTGAATATGCAAGAATCACCTCCAGCGGTCGAGTTGGGATTGGTACGAGTAGCCCTTCCGTCCCCTTGCATGTAAATGGTTCAAACGGTGAACTATTAAGGCTCTCTGTAACTTCAGACGCAGGTACACAGCAAACTTTTGGATTAGGATTTGCTACGGGGGCTACCAACACACATCCCGCTGCTTTGATTTCTGCTGAGGAGTTTGATGCCTCGGATAGTCGAGCATCTTTGCTGTTTTATACAAGGGGAACTAACAGCGACGTTGCCGCCACAGAACGCATGCGTATCGACTCCAGTGGTAATGTGGGGATTGGGACGAGTAGTCCTGATGCTAAATTACACGTTCAATCAAGTGTTTTTTCTCCGCTCACAAATGAACGTACAACATCCGGTTATGTATCTTTAGATTTATATAATTCATTCGACGATACTCTTCAAAGAATATCGGATGTTAACGGTAGCTTGGTATTTCAACAGGGTAAAACAAGCCCCACAGAACGCATGCGTATCGACTCCAGCGGTGGTCTTGCAATGGTTAAAACTGACCCAAACAGCTTAAGTGCGGCAGGGTTTAGTGTTGATGTTCAATCGGGCGGATTGAATGGTGTGGGTATAGTTAAAAACAATGCTACTTGGGGAACGGCCCTTTGGGTTAATAGATTATCTTCTGATGGGACTCTTATTGAATTTGCGCAGGCTAGTATTTCTGAAGGTTCCATCTCCGTATCCGGCTCAACCGTATCCTACAACGGTGGTCACTTATCCCGCTGGTCACAACTACCTGACGACTCCAAGGACGAAACCATCGTCAAGGGTACGGTGATGACCAACTTGGATGTCATGTGTGAATGGAGCCATCCAGACGGATACTGGACAGAAGATGACGAACTGCCTGTGGATGAAGATGGCAACCCAACGGCTGCTGTTGGTGATCTGAAGAAGGCTGCCTACACCGAGGACAATGAACAGCTAAACCGTATGGCTGTATCTTCTGTGGAAGGTGACACCAATGTTGCGGGTGTCTTTGTGAATTGGGACAACGATGACGACCAATTCAACGACATGAATATTGCAATGACTGGCGATATGGTCATTCGTATTGCTCAAGGTGTCACGGTAAATCGTGGTGATCTGCTGATGTCCGCTGGTGATGGCACTGCCAAGCCGCAAGAAGATGACATTGTTCGCAGCAAGACGATTGCTAAGGTCACTTCAACCCATGTATCCCACACTTACGATGACGGTTCATACCTTGTGCCGTGTGTACTAATGGCTTGCTAAAGGAGTAACAAATGGAAACCGTATGGTCAATCGCTCAACTTGAGCGTAATACTTCAGATGGCTTTGTTGTCACCTGTCACTACCGTGTCAACGCAGTAGATGGCGATTACTCTGCCTCTACCTACGGCACTGTGGGCTATACCCAGAGCGAAGAATCCTTCACGCCTTTTGATGAACTCACCGAAGAAACCGTCATTGGTTGGGTGCAGAACTCATTGGACAAGGATGAAATCGAAGCCAATCTTGCTTCACAGATTGAAGCAGCAAAAGCCCCGGCTACCGTTGCTGGTATGCCGTGGAATCAACCCGCCGAGTAATCGGCTTAACTTAGGAGAAAATCATGGGTAAAGACAACAAATCCCAGATGATTACGATTGATGACATTGAATACGATACTGCAGAGTTTACAGATGAGCAGGTCACATTGACCAATCACTGTCTTGACTTGGATCGTAAGATTGCCAACATGAACTTTCAACTACAGCAGTTGCAGGTGGGTAAAGATTCCTTCCTACGTATGCTGAAAACTAGTTTGGAAACTAAGGATGTCGAAGAATAAAGATTCACGACTGGAAAGGGCGGGTGTTTCGGGGTACAACAAACCTAAACGTACTCCGAATCACCCTACCAAATCCCATGTAGTAGTTGCCAAGGAAGGTGATCAGGTAAAGACCATCCGCTTTGGTCAACAAGGTGTGAAGGGTTCACCCAAGGGTTCTACACGTAACAAGGCTTTCAAGGCCAGACATGCAGCTAACATTAAAAAAGGTAAGATGTCCGCAGCTTATTGGGCCGACAGAACCAAGTGGTGATTAAAGTAAAATGGTAGTATAATACAGCTTTCAATAGGAGGCTGTATGGAAGTAATAAAAGGAGAAGACGGAAGATTTTATAAACCTTGTCCTAGTTGCGGAGAAATGCAAAGTTATTTAAGAAAAAACTATGCAGAAGAATCTCTTAAATTAGGTAAGATTTGTAAAAAATGTTCCAATAGAAGTACGGATAATTCTCATCGTGGTTGGCACAGAGGTATTCGTGTTTCTTGGTTTAATAAATTTAAATCTAATGCTGAAACTAGAGGATTAGAGTGGACTATTACTTTAGATGATGTTGCGGATTTGTACGAAAAACAAAAAGGAAAGTGTGCTTTAACAGGATGGAATATACAATTTCCTGAAGTAGGGCATCCAGTAAAAGCACCTGCTAGTATTGATAGAATTGATAGTACAAAAGGATATAATGTTTCTAACATACAACTTGTAGAACGAAAAGTAAACATGATGAAACAACAATATACACAAGAACAATTTATTTCAGTATGTAAAGCTGTTGCAGACAAGGTGAAGTGGTAATGGATTTATCAGATACGATTCTCGGATTAGTTTCTTTGATTGTAGGTATGATTGGATTCTTCCTTGGAAGATTATCCGATGCTGTACGTTCTATTGAGAAACAAGTAGCAGATATTCCTAAGGAGTATGTGTTAAAGGTAGAGTATCGTGATGACATTGATGAAATTAAATCCACTCTGAAAGACATCTTTAAGATCCTGCGTGAACATGAAAAGTCTAGTTCTCGGGATTAGTCTCCTCTTCCTGTCAGGATGCAGCATGCTCAGTAGTCTCCTGCCTAGTCCGGGGGTTAATGCCAATGTACAGGCAGGGAAAGAAAATACACAACAGGCTGTAGTAAATCAGGAGAATCTGAGGGCTGGAGACAATGCACAAATTACTTCCGCAGGCACTGCTAATAAAGTGTTTGGTACTCAAATTGTTAATGAAGAAGTGCCCGCTTGGGTCTGGATCTTAATGATCATGGGTTGGTTATTACCTTCTCCTCAAGAGATCTACCGTGGTATAATTGACTTGTTTACCCTTATTTTCGGGAAAAAGAAATGATCTATGTAGATTTAATTAATGCAGTCCTACGCCGCCTCCGTGAGTCCAGTATCTCTGGTAACTGGAGTGGTACGCTTCCGTCTGCAACCACTGTATCCGATTACCAGAAACTTATTGGTGATCTAGTCAATGAATCCAAACGTGAAGTAGAAGATGCTTGGAACTGGAGTATCCTCCGTTCTAACCCTACGATCACTACGGTAGCAGATACACAGGCATATACTTTAACTGGTACCACTGAACGTACCCGCATCCTGATGGCACAGGAGCAAAGCAATGGAACAATACTCCAAGAAATGTCAGATCCTTATCTGCAGTTTACTAAATATCCTGCGTCAAGTGTACAGAAAACTATTCCACACTACTACTCAGTAACTGGTATTGATTCAGGTACCGGTGAACTGACCGTAGAATTTGAACCTGTACCGGATGCTGCATATAACATTACCTTCCGTACAGTAACCCCACAGGATGACTTTGATGCTGCACTGGATAATCTTAAGGTACCACATATGCCTGTAATCCTTGGTGCATGGGCAAGGGCCATTGCAGAACGTGGTGAGGACGGTGGTTCCATGAGTGATATAGTGTTTGGACAATACCAGAATGCTTTATCGGATGCCATTCAGATTGATGCTGGCCGTACTGTAGGTGAGATTGATTTCTATGCCTGCTGAACAATTAAATCCATTAGTCCTAAATGATCTCGGTATCTTTGGCCTGAACTCTCAGGCTAATCCTGCTGCACTTCCACCTCAATGGTTATCTAAGGCAGACAATATTATCCTTGATGAACAGGGTCGTATTTCTAGCCGTAAGGGTATTCAGCAGGTAACTACCAGTGTTTCAGGTGAAGTTGTTCAAAGTATCTGTGAATACCGTGCCTCCAACGGTACCACTAAACTGTTCTGTGGTACGGATGGGAACATTTATTTAATTAATACAGCCAATACTCCCTATACCCTTGATGCACAGACCCGTACAGGTACACCTCAAACCATCACAGCAGGGCATTGGCAATGGGTAAACTTCAATGAAAAGTTGTATGGCTTCCAGAATGGACATACTCCTGTGTACTATTCTGGCTCTGCTTGGACTGACCTTGTTGATCTGGGTAGTTACAATCCTCCATCCGGTATTTCTACGTTTGATCCCAACTGTGCATTAGGTGAATATGGTCGTGTGTGGGTTGGAGGCATGACCGAAAATCCAAATGTAATCTACTACTCCGATACCCTGCAGGGAGATAAGTGGAATACAGGTGCTGCTGGACAGATTGACCTCAAGACTGTCTGGGGTAATGACTATATCATGGGCATCTCTGCCTTCATGGGTAAGTTGGTGATCTTTGGTACTCAGAATATTGCCATCTACAATAACCCCTACGATCCTACTGAATTAGTTCTGGATGAATTGATTGGGGGTATTGGTCTCAAAGCCCGTGATTCAGTGGCACACCTTGGTGATGATATTGTATTCCTAAGTAACACTGGTGTTCGGTCACTGGCACGTACCGTAACCTCTGACGGTAAGATGCCACTACGGAACTTCTCCAAGAATATCCGTGATGAACTGGCACTGAACATTACCACTGCCGATATGCAGAAATGTAAGGCAGCCTATTGCCTGTGTGGTGGTTTCTATATGCTGGCATTCCCTGAAAAGAATGTAATCTACTATATGGACTTTACTATTATTAATCCAGATAGTACCCCTAGAATCTCTAAGTTTGTATTTGATACCGGTGAATGTCCAAGAGCATTGCTGTCCACCGTAGATGGTACCATGTGGATGGGTATGAATGATAATAATGCCCATATTGCCAAGTATCAAAACTACTATGACCAGATTAAGACCGATGTAACAGCTACCTATGGTACTCAAGTAGCCTGTGAAGCTGCTGGACACACATGGGAATCCACCAACTCCGAATGCTGGAGTACTACCAATGTTTCCTACACAGGTAGTTTCCGTACCACTTGGCTAGATTTTTCTCAGTCTGGTTCTAATGCAAGTGTTACCAAGATCCTTAAGGAGTTCTATGGGGTTATCGTGGGTGGTAAGGATATGACCATTGATTTTACGTGGTATCGAGATTATAATGTGGAAGGAACTACTCAGAGTTTTACCCTGAGACCCACGGGTACCGGTACTCCTTACCTCTGGGGAGCCTCGGGTAGTCTCTATGGTGCTGCTAAGTTTGCACCAAGTTATAATCCTACAGAATATAAGTTACCTCTGTCAAGAACTGGCAAGGTAATACAGATTGAAATGAAATCAGGTATCTATGGATACAAGGCCAGCCTACAAAGCATAGCACTACAGGCTAAACAAGGGAAACTTAGATGAGTAATTATAATATTCAAATCTCGTGGTCAGGTAAGGATGCATTATCTGATTCTGATCCACTTAAGGTAATCTCAGGTACTGATTTTCAGACTGAGTTTGAAGCAGTTCGTACTGCCATTAACTCTAAGGCAGAAACTGTTGACATCCTTGCATCGGTTTATCCTGTAGGTTCTATCTACATTAATGCTACCAATAGCAGTAATCCTTCAAGTCTCCTTGGCTTTGGTACTTGGACTGCCTTTGGTGCTGGTCGTGTACCTGTAGGGTTTGATGCTAGTGACAGTAACTTTGATACTGCAGAAGAAACTGGTGGTTCCAAGGATGCAATTGTTGTAAGTCATACGCATACGACTACCGTAACTGATCCGGGACACTCTCACACTGCAAATGAAAATACAAGTCCAGAGTATGTAGGTACTGGTGTGTACAGAACTGACGTTTGGAATGACTCAGCAACGAATACTTCTACTTCAACTACTGGTATTTCTGTATCCGTAGATTCAACTGGTTCCTCGGGTACCAATGCTAACTTGCAGCCGTACATTACTGTATATATGTGGAAACGTACTGCGTGATTTCACAGGAAGATATTGAGAAGTACCTAAAGAAATCCGGTGACTCATTTATCTACGAAGATAATATAGTAGTAAATGAACATGGGTTTATGAGTTGGATAATTGATACAGATGGAGCCTTTGTAGGTTTAAATGTATATGGTGATGGAGATTATTGGGATTCCTTCATCATGCAGTTAGCGGAGAAACTTGGTTGCACTAAAGCTAGATTTGCAACTAGAAGGAATCCAAAAGTTTGGGAAAGAAAATACGGTTATAAAATAGCCGGTTACATAATGGAAAAAGAGGTGTAATCATGGGTAGTTTATTTGGAAGCAAGCCTAAGCAGGTTGGCCCTACTCAAGCAGACATTGAGGCAGCATCCCGTCCGTATGGGTTAATGACTCCTACGGGTGGTATCACTTGGGATTACGATGCTAAGACTGGTGAAGCCTATATTACACCAGAGATGCGGGCTATTGCTGATCGTCTTCTTGGCCGTTCTGAACAATATGCTGGAGCAATAACTGGTTACGATCCCTATACTGCTGCTCAACAATACTATGAACAATTTGTTGCTCCTGATCTAATGAAGGGACAGGAAGAACAGCGTCTAGCTTTAGAGAATCGTTTACTTGCCCAAGGTATGTTGGGAAGTACTGGTGGTGCTCTTCGTGCTGAAGCACTTGGTCAGGCACAGGAAGCAAGCCAACGAGCCGCTCGTGGTGAGGCTTTCCAACAATCTCAGTCTTATCTGGATGCAATGCGTCAACGTGAATTGGCAGATATTGCTGCAGCAGCTTCCATTTATGAGTCTCCAGCTACGTTGTTCCAGACTGGTGCAGGTGTAGGTCAAGGTCTTGGTCAAATTATGGCTGGTTATAAACCTACTTACACTAAAAGTGGTGGTGGTTTTGGTCAGGCTTTACTTGGTATTGGCACATCTCTTGCAACTGGAGGTGCTTTTGGTGCCGGTGGTATGTTTGGTGCTGGCGGAATGTTTGGCGGTCCAGCTTTGCCTGTAGGTTAAGGAGTTTATAATGGCTAATGGTTTATTTGCATACGATCCTGTAGCTAAAGCCGCATCAGTAGCTAAAGGAAGTACTGATCCTTATTTTCAAATGGGAGCCTTACTTGGTTCTGTAGGCGGTGGTCTTCTTGGTTTATTTCCAAAAGAAAACCCTGAACAAAAAAAATTAAGGGAAATGTTTGAAGGCATTGGAGAAACCCCTACACCTGAAGATTTGTTTAAAGTAGGACGTGCTTTTCTTGATTACGATCCAGAACTTGGTGCTAGGTTTATTCAAGAAGGTCGTTTACTTCAAGAATCTATGGCTAAGAAACCAAAAGTATCTTCACCGGGTTCCCCTGTACTTCGTGAAGTTAAGTCTGCTGTAGACCTTTTAAAAATGGACCCTGATCTTTCTGGTGAAGGTATCCGTAACATTGGACTTAGTTCAGAAGAAGCTATGGCAGCCGGTCGTGAGATCGCTGCTCGTGCTCGTGAACTTCAGAAACAATATGCTGCTGAAGGTAGTACTTTAAATTACACAGAAGCAGAACAAGTTGCATTGGATATGATGAAACAAGAAGGTTTGTTCCAGCAGTCTGAAAAACTTGGTGGTGCTTTCCGTACTTGGTCTTATATGCCAAAACAAATGCAAGAGAAAGCCATTACTATGCAGCCCGGTGAACAAAGGGAAGTAGTTGAACGCCGTACCAAAGACGGTAAGATTGGATTATTTGACGCTAACACCAAAGAATTTATTGGGTATAAATAATGGCACAGCCTACTTGGGACGAGACTTCTGCAGTTGAAGCGGCTGTTGAGGTAGGATTACCGCAGCCTGAACCAAGACTTCGTATTCTTTCTGCTGAAGAAGAAGCTGCTGTTGAACCTTCATGGGATGATACTTTTGAGGTAACTCCTACATGGGATGATACTGTAGCTCTTAATGATACTCCGGGTATTCTCCGTCAGCTTGAGTTTGGTTTTGATTCTACTCCTTCTGATGTACAAAACCTTGGCCTTATCATGGAATCTTATTTCCCCTTGGGTAATATTGATTTTAGTTTTGATGAAGGTCTTACATATAGATCACCAGAAGAACTTTATGGTCCAGAATTTATGGCTATGGATCAAGAACAACGCCGTTCTTTCCTTGCTGCTAAACGAGAAGAAGAAATTCGTACAGAGTATGCAGATATTTATGAGGCTGGTGTAGAGGATTCTACTGCTGCAATGGTCGGTAGTTTTGGCGGTGCAGTGGCTTCTCCGACTACTCTGCTTCCATTAGGCCAAACATATAAAGGTGCTGCAGCTATTGGTGCTTTACTTGGTACTGAGTATGATGTATTAAGCCAGTACGCTGATAAAGGTGTAGTTGAACCAGAACAAACCGCTGTAGTAGCAGGTGTTGGTGGTGTACTTGGACCTACTGGTGTAGCTGTTCAGCGTGGTTTGAATAAAGTCTTTGCCAAGAGTGCTGCACCTTCTGAGGATGTGCTTAATCAATCTATTCAGAATGTAGAAGCAATGAATGATGCTTTGGTTAAAGCCGTTGCTGAAGAAGTTCCAGTACCGCAAATGTCTGAATATGTACAGAATGCTACCGGTCTAAGTAAAGATCAGGTACTTGAAAGCATCGCTGTATCTGGTATGAAGCCAAAAGTACCGACCAAAGCAGAAGTTAGAATTGCTTCTGCTATTCCTAAGGACGGTGTAGATCCTGCGGCCCGTGCTAAATTTCCATTCCTTGATGATTTTATGGGGAGCATTTCTACTCGTATTGGTAATATTGCACCTGAGTTAAAGAATCGTCTTCGTAATGTAGACCTTCAGACCCATGTTAAAACCCATGAAGATATTGTAGCTACAAAGGGTTTTACAAATAGCATGAAACAGCTTCCTTCCAAAGAACGTGAAACTGTAAATCGTCTTTTAATGAACGGTGAGTTTGATGCAGTAGAGCGTGTCCTTAGTCGTGTAGATAATAATGTAACCAGTCAGTTCCGTCAGACCCGTGGTGTACTTGAAAACCTATTCAAACAACTTAGAGCCGCTGGTTATAAGGATCTTGGTTATATTAAAAATTATTTCCCACGTGTAGTTAAAGATTATCCGGGTCTAATGAATGCCCTTGGTAAAACTGAAGGCAGCATGATTACTCGTGCATTTGCAGCAAGAGCAAAACAACTTAAGACCAGTGTAAATAATTTACCTGCTGAAGAAAAAGATCGTATTGTTAATAACATTCTCCGTGGCTATTCCCCAAAGATTACCAATAGCGGTGTTTCATTTGTAAAGAATCGTACTATCCGCCGTATTGACGATCAACTAGCAAAATATTATGAAGATCCTATTGCATCTCTTCATAGTTATATTCGTTCTGCCCATAATAATATTGAACGCCGTAAGTTCTTTGGTCAGAATGCTGTTGATATGGGACCAACCAATATTGATACCGAGGCATCTATTGGTAATTTAGTTAATTCATTGGCAGATAAATTAAGTCCACAACAATTAGATGAATTGACCGGCTTGCTTCAGGCAAGATTTATTAACGGTGAAAGGGGTGCATCCAAGACTATTCAAGCATTGCGTAATGTTGGTTATATGACAACTCTTGGTAATCCTATTTCAGCCATGACTCAGATTGGAGATCTTGGTGTAGCAGCCTATGCTAATGGTATTAAGAATACATTGGCTGCATTGCTGTCAAAGCGTAAAGTTACTATGCAGCAGATGGGTCTGGATGATGTACTTGCAGAAGAATTTGCCAATGAAAAGAAGATGGCAACTGCATTACACAAGTTGTTTACTATTTCAGGTTTCCGTCAGGTAGATCGTTTCGGTAAAAATGTAATCCTCAATGGTGCCTTACGAAAAGGTGCTGCACAGGCTAAGAGTGACAAGGGTATTTCTAAACTTCGTGAAAAATATGGTCAGTCTTTTGGCGGTGAGTTTCCTAATCTAGTAGATGATCTTAAAGCTGGTAATATTACAGACAATGTAAAGCTGTATCTTTGGAATGAACTTGCAGATGTACAGCCTATATCATTATCTGAAATGCCAAGAAAATATCTTGAAGTACCGAATGGCCGTATCTTTTATGCCTTGAAGACCTTTACCCTGAAGCAACTTGATCTTCTTCGTAGGGATATTGCACAACAATGGGCCAAAGGTAATCGTAAGACTGCGGTTCGTAATGCAGTAGCTTATTCTTTATTGGTTCCTACTGCCAACGTAACCGTAGATATGGCAAAGGATCTAGTACTTGCCCGTGAGACTACGGATGATCTTGAAGATCGTTATGTTGCCAATGTATTCAAGATGTTTGGTACTTCACAATACTTGATGGATAAATTCGGTAGTCAGGGTAAGTTAACTCAAATGGCTACAGAAATGATTTCACCTCCGCTAGGTTATATTGATGCAGTAGGTACTGATTTAATTAATCTAATTAGTGGTGATCCTTCTGCCAAAACTTTAAATGAATTACCGTTAATTGGTAGATTTTGGTATAACTTCTTTGGTGGCGGTCTTGAGAAGTATCAGGAACGTCAATTGCAGAATATATTTGGATCTGAATCCTCTATTAGTTGGTAATAATTATGAATGGTTTATTTTCAGAAGCTCGTGCTCTTGGTCAGGCTTTACCGGGAACCTATGGTGGTCTTGGTGATGCTGTCCGTCACTCTACTGCTGCAGGTATGTTGACACAGGGGATGGAAAGTTTAGGACTAACACCTTTTGGAATGGAACCTTGGGTAGCCTCTAATTATCTCGGTTATTTAAATGAAGTACTGGGCATGGGCCGTAGAATGATGAAGGGTTATGATCCTATAGATGCTGAAGATATGGCTATGGACTTTTTAAATAACTATATTGGATCTCAGTTAGGCCGAGATGCCGATACTTCTGGTGAAGTAATTAAAAGAGTCTTTGAGAATTTAGAAAAATTACAAATCAATAAAGCAGAAGAAAAAGCCCGGGATTAACCCGGGCCTTTCCATTAACTCCAGTAACCGTTCTCTTCATTGAAAGTGATTACTTCCTGATCACACGGTTTGTTAATGCCGTAGACCACAGGACACGGGCTGCCCCAGTATCCGTTCTCTTCATTAAAGGTCTCAACGTCACTGGCAATTACGCCTGAAGATACGCCAACCAGAGTGGCACCCAGTACAAAAGCTACGATAGTTTTCATGTTAGTCTCCTAAAAGGTTCAAGAATATTAGAGTTTAATTATGATACAGGATAAAAAAGAGAGAGTCAACCCTTAGGTTATTCCTAAGTGAAGACTCCCTCAAACAGCCTTAGGCGGCTTCTGGAGGAATTAAGTCTGCGGCACCTACTTGAGAACGAGATCGTAGATTCTGGAGCCTTTCACGCAGTCTCAGGTACTCATTTTGGCATCCTCTAACATACTGTTGCAAGCCACCGTCAAGTTCTTCTAATTCTTCTAGATCCCAAGCTACCACTCTATCGAATTTTTTGTACTTCTTTTTGTAAAAAGAAACCAAGAAATCTGCCCTATTTTCTAGGGTTAATAAATACCTATCTCCTAATGCGGAATTACACTCATGGCAGGCAGGTACTAAAATTAACCTATCTTTATATCGTTCTTCTATATCAGGCCCTACTAAAGATACTGGAGGACAGTGTTCCATTGTATCTGCAAGTTCACCACAGTAAACACATTGATATTTATCACCGTCTATATATAATCGTTTATAGGTCAGGTGAGTTCTCATTATCTAATTCCTCTAAAGTCTCGTTAGCGGGCTTCTCAGGCGGTCTCAGGGGCATTTCTGCATAGTGATCCCCATCATTACCGTTCTGTCCGATAATATCTATACGGCTCCAAGGGCATTCATCCATTACTAGCCTCCTCAAACCATCCCAGTTTCTGCTTCTTAGGTTCAGTGTACTGCCGCTTACAGATCCGGTTCATCTCTGCCAGTTCCCGGGTCCTAGAGTTCCACTGCCTAGCCTTGGGAGTCCTACGGCGGTAATGAATATTCTTTAGGGCACCCTGAATCTGCTCATTGTTTGGCTGTTCCTTTGCCAGTTTTTCTAACCTTTTTACTCGGTTCTCTTCGTACCGGTAGTTCTTGTAATGTTCCTGATTGCTTTTGCTTGATGTCTTTCCCTTTGCCATCTTCAATAATCTCCATGTTTGTTATACATCCCTTTGGAAATACTGTAATCGTCCCGTATTCTGGGTCTGTATCACAGATCATTACTTCAAACTTACCATCCTTAATTAGATAGCCTATTGTTGTAAAAGTAGGACAGACAATTTCAAGTGGATCACACCACCCTGTCTCTGAATAAATATCCTTCCAAGTGATGCGTACTATTTTCATCTACCCATATCTCCTTATAGGAAATGTCTGAATATTCAATCTTCTTACGCTGAAGGTGATGCCACCCATTGGATGACACCACCACACGTATTTCGTCTGTGTAAATTACCTTATTGGTTTGCAATGTCTACGATCTCACAAGCACCACCGCTGCAGGCATAGGTCTGTGATCCGGTAGTATTGTCTTCTTTCTCATAATTAGCAAGATCCTCCCAATCTATGGTAGGTTCCGGATGCTTCTCCAACCAATCAAAATATTCTTGCTCAGTGATTTCAGTGTAAGGAGCCTGCCGATAAGTATGTTCACTATGTGGAAGGAAACTAACACCAGAAACGGAATCAAAATTACTCCAGATCCAAGCACCAACATCCATCCATTCTGGTTCTTTAACCGAGATAGTGACACTTGGTTTATGTTCACACCATTCATTTTGATAAGTCTTCCATAATTCAAGATGATCAATGGCAGTTAAATCATCACGGGTAAGGCAGTTATCCGGGGACTTAATTGGAAAGTAGAAGACACTGGTATGCTCAGGTTTCATTACGTCCGCTTCCCAATAGATGCCACGGTCCTTCAGGAATGCCGTAATAGGATCTTTGTTATCCGCTCTAACTGTTCGTAGATAAAACTTAGAATGTCTTGTATGAATTCCAGAGGCCGCATCAACAAGCTGACTAACAGTGCCTGACGGTTTAACACAAGTAACGGCAGTTGCAGGATTAACACCAAGGATGCCAGCCCAATGAGCATTAACTTCAACGGCATAATCACGAAGTGTATTAAGGACTTTCCTAAGATTTTCATCATTGGTACTCATCATCTTATTATCCAAAATTCCCGTGAGACTTACACCAAGCAATGCTTCTTCCTCAGTATTGGTTTTCCAACCCTTGGAAAGATAGGGGAATTTAGTGAGGGTGGCCTGCATTGTACCAAGAATCGTAGCCACTTCAACCTTTTCCTTCAATGTTTCCAGTGTGTCCCCAGAACGAACAACTACTTCAGAAAGATTACAAAATTGTTTACTACGTAGAATAATCTCAGAGCAAGGGTTCGTACCGAAATCGTGATCCGGTTCACGGCGGCCATTCTTAGCGGCCTGTGCCTTAGCTGCCTCACGATTAAAGATGCCACGTTCACCGGACTTGGAGTTATACAGGGACAACCATTCCTGCATAAAGGTACCCATCTCAACCGGGCCAACATAACATACAGAATTATTTGCCAAGGCTCGTTGGGGATTATCATTCCACCAAGAACCGGCTTTAGCGTTTGCCATCTGACCGTCTTCAAGATCGGATAGGGAAATCATAGCTGATCGGCGTACTCCTCCAACAACTACAATCTCACCAATCTTACACATAAGGTCGTGACATTCCACTGGACGCAGCTTACGGCCAGCAGCTTTCTTGAAGGTCTCAATCGTAAAGATGAAAAGATCTTCTAGCGGTTCTGGTCCACTTGCTCGGCCTCCGAAGGTACGGAGTCGTGCTCCTTTTGGTCGGACTTTGGAGAGATCCCATTTTGGGACTTGACCATTGACGAGTAGACTAAGCAATTCCCGGTATGACCTAGCCCATCCAGCTTTAGAATCTCCAACAATGATTGTGGTATCTGTGTCATTGAACTCCTCTGAAATAGTCGGTAATTTATTTGTATATTTTTCTTCTACTGAAAAACCTACACCAGTGCCGTTCATTAGAATATACAAAGCCTCATCAAAAGAACGGAGATTATCTACAGCAGTATAGGAACAGTTATATCCTGCTACGTTATCACGATCCAATGCTTTACCTGCGGTCATTAAGGAACGCATACTTGGCATGGTTTCAAGATTCAGGATTGCAGTGCGTAGTTTTTCCCGTGGAAAATCAGCAGTTAGATGTTGTTGGAAAAAGTCCAAGTAACGATCAACGGTTTCTTCCCAAGTTTCACGGCGGCCAGCTTCGGGTAACCAACGAGCATAGCGGCTACGGTGGATGAACTGTTGGTAGTTAGTAGGTAAGTCTTTCATTGTTTGAATATCCAGTTAATAATTTTAATTGCTTTGTCAAAGGGCCAGCCCAATGCACGAAGTTGATTAATCCACATTAGTTTGGTTGACATAATGATGTTCCAAGTAATCTAATGCAGCTTGTACTCCGTCAATATTGTCACCTAATAAACCCAGTGCTTTATTACAGTGAGTACAAATTACTCCACGATGTTGTCCAGTATTGTGATCATGATCATATACTAGCTTTTCAGTATTCCCACAAATCTCACATTCTACTGCTGGTTTCATAATGGAATCATATTCAGAAACAGAAATACCATAACGATGTTTAATGTTTCTATGTTTTTGTGAAGAAGCTGCCCTTTTTCTGCTGCAATCTTTACAAGTGTTTTGATAGTCGTTTCTATCTCCACCTCGTTTGTAATAATTATCTAGAGTTTTTTCACATCCGCAATTACTACACCTTTTCATTAATTGCATATCCTTCTTGTTCTTCAATAGCCTTCTTAACTAGGGAAGTGAATCCTTCCTGTACTAGGAACTTGGTGGCTTCATCATCCGTGTCAAGCTGCATACTTGCAGAGCCATCCTCATGTTCTTTGTAGTTACTTACTTCAATCTTCATCGTAGTAATACTCCTCTTCGTATTCTTCTACTGCTTCCGCAGCATCCTCAAAATAGCTCCCCATAGACTCCGGGAAATAGCTGTCGCAGTAATCGCAAAGCTGATCCCGATACGTCCTAATCCTTTCAGGAAATCGTTCCAGAATATCTTCCACTGTGATTTCAAGGAGGTCAGCAAGGGTATCGGCATCACACACTTCCTCCAGTTTTCTTAGTAGTTCGTCCTGAGACATTACTCTCCTCCTTCACCATCAATTGGGTAACTGCCCCAGTCTGTGCAACAAAGGGACTGCCATGCAAATCCCACCCATCAGCAAACATTTTATTTACGAGTTCTTCAAACCGATCCAGTCGTGGGGTCTGAATTACTTTCATCGTCTTCATAGTCTAACACCTCTTCATTTAATTTATCAAAGAATTCATCCCAGAATTCTTCATCTTCAATGTCATGCTCAAGAATCAGATTCTTCAGCGGCTTCGTCTTCTTCATAAGTAATAACTTCAATTAAGGTTTGAAGGAATTCCTTGGGATTGTCCGGTAACTCCATGAACTTTTCTTCCTCAAGGGCAATCAAGCGGTACCAGAATTTACCATCCCATTCCACTTTCATCAAGGCATAATTATCTATTTGATTTATAACGGTGTAATTCATTTTGTTTTACACTCCCAATGGTGTCTACGCTTAAAATTGTTTGCTTTACCAAGGACTTCCCCGGGGGCTGGTCCCTTAAATTCTTCAATCCAGCCATTGTAATACTCATCGGTCTCAAGTACCTTGCGTTGCCACTGAGTCTTACATTCCATATATCTTAGGGCAGTACTGGATTTCCATTGGCTTAGGATCTTGAAGGTAAAGTTCTCCATCCCTTCCCTATAAATATCATCCTTAAGTTCCTTACTGCTGGAGATATACCGCTTCCAATCTGATTGTTTCCAATGGTCCGGACACCAGCCGGGATTAGTCATGTCCTTAACGACTACCTTCCGGGTTGTATTCTTGGCCCAGTATACCTTCCTGCCAATGTACTTTCTACCCGTCAGATTGTTGGTAATCTCGTACACAAAACCAAAGTACTTACTTGGGTTTGGTTTACGGCCAGTCCAATGGGTATTAGAAATGTCCTGCTTCTTCATCAATGATGTAGTGCTTTGTGATCTTGCCAAACTTTTTCTCCTGCAGGTTTCCGTGACATTCGTACTTGAAGGAACAGAAGGAGCAACGCATATCCAATTCCCCGTTAGCATTAACAGACCATACTGGATGGTCAGGAGGTGTTGACTTGCTAACAATGTCCTTAACATAAATGACATGATCCTCAATGTTCTTTAGTGTGTTGACTGTGGTGAGTTTCAACTCCCCAGTATTCTTATTTAATACAATGAAGTGTGCCTTCTTCTTACCCAGTGCATGGGCATAGGCACTGATCTGTTCAAGGTATCCAAAGGAATCATCCTTGATCTGATCGTCCTTGAATTTATCAAAGGACCAGTTACTGGCAGTCTTGAAGTCCACCAGTTCATTGTCCACCACGGCATCACATGAACCCTGCACACCAGCAACAGACAACTTAGCCTGTTCGTCCTTGACCTTGTGACCACTGATCTTAATCACTGCCTTCAGGAGTGCTTCCATGAGGTGTCCCTGCATGAAGGTTAGGTATAGCTTATCAGCAGGTTCTTCCTGTTCATAATCGTGTGCCTTGTACCACTGCATACGTTCACACTGACCGATGGCAGAGATACGAATCTTACGGTTATCCTTCTCCTCCTTGTAGTGATTGTAGAGTGCAGCACCACACTCCTCCATGAATTGTTCAATCACTTGATTGAAATCAACGTCTTCAGCAATGTACTTCTCACGCAAGGAGTGATACAAATCTGGTATAGCGTAGTGAATGTCACTCATAATATTATCCTAGATGGGTAGTACCTGTGATTGTATTCTCATACATTTGTTCAGCCTTATTCTTGAAGGTATTATCCCAAGAGGCCGCTGCTCGGAGATATGCAAGGTGATCTTCAAGATACCACAGTGCTTTCTCAAGATCCTCCATTGGAGTTCCCTTATGTTTGTGACGGGCAATATACTTAATCACATTCCCTAGATTGAAGTTGAGATCCCATGAATGGATAACATCAATAGCTTCAATCCCATGTTTATAATGTTCACTCATCTTCTGTCTCCGAATACCACATTCCACAATTAAAGTGTTCACCATAAGATTCAATTAGATCTTTGGGATAACCTTCTTCAATTAACCAATCCTTGACATCTACAGGACCCTTGGGTAATACCTTTGGAAACCCATACTTCCAACCTTGGGGTGGATCAATGTACATTACTTTCATATACCATCCTTATACAGTTGCTCAACCTTCTCCATCAAAACAGCAAATTCTTGCATGTTCTTTGAAGTCATAATCTGTTTGATCTCAACCTCCAGAGACTCCTCATCAAAACCCTTGATCCTACCTATTAATAAATCAGGTACCTCA